ACAGATGTCTACGTGTCCGCAAAACTCGCTTCCTGCGGCGAGAATGTTTGCTCGCACAATATCGTCAACATGGATGAAGTCGCGCGACTGACTCCCATCACCTGTGATCCAAATACGGCCAGTGTCGCGCTTACTCTTTCTAATCGAAGCAATGCAGTTGATCGCTGGTCCTTTTTCGCTTTGTCTGAGCGACCCGTACACATTTGAGTAGCGTAGGGCAATTGTAGACATGTTGTAGAGCTCAGAGAACAATCTCACGTACTCTTCGGCGAGAAACTTTGAGGCGTAGTAGGGTGTGGTAGCCACGTAGACGATGCAGGACGAGGAGTGTACAAACCGCTTCACTCCAGCTTTCTTAGCTGCGAGTAACATCCTGAGTGTGCCAGTTGCATTGGTTTCGTGAGCGAGGAGTGGGTTATCAATGCACCACTGAGTACGTGCAACGGCTGCAAGGTGAAAGACGACGTCGATATCTTCGAGTTCTTCTGGGGTGATGTCGTTCACATCTTTCTCGTAAAACAGACATTTCGGGTTTACATTGGCTTTGTCACCAGTGAGCATATTGTCGATGCCGTAAACGGTGTGACCCTCTTCGATAAGTTGGTCTACTAAGTGTGAGCCGATGAATCCTGCGGCTCCAGTAACAAATGCTTTCATACTTTGCCCTCCAATAGTGAAAAGTCTGGATAAAAGAAGTCTCTAGCTTCGGTAACTGGTTTACTCTTCAAACAAACTTCACACACGCCGTTGTGATAGGTGCTCACTGAGTAGTTGAGTTGTAGCGGAATCTTTCCGTATTTTTTGATGCAGGTGAGAACGTTTGCACTGATTCCGCACTCTGTGCATATCCCACCTGGACTGATCACATCCTGTGATGGTTGGTTGTTCATCTCTGGTACATTAGTCGTTTTTAACATCGTCACCTTTCTTTTCAAAGATAGCGTAGTACTTCTCTTGTGGGTAGTCTGGGTTTCTGAACTTATTGATAAATGTTTGACTCCACTTTTCCGAACTAAAGTGCTGCTTAATAGTATCCTCTCTCCAAAGTCCGTAGTGTGGTGATCCGAGGTGGTCGTCGAAGTGAACCTCAAAATACAGTTGACTACCAGGCTTCATGACTCGCCATATTTCATCAACGAGCAGTTGAGGGTTTGGGGTGTGGTCAATCACATTCCAACACACCGCCCAATCAAATGACTCATCTGGAAAAGGGAGGTTTTCATCAAAGGTAGGAACGAGCGTGACAAAGGCCTGCACTAGTCCGTACTTCTCAATTAGCTTGATGTACTCGTCCATAAGCGGATCAACTGCTACAACGTGAGTGCCGCTTGACCATTCGAGTTGAGAATACAAACCACTTCCCACTTCTAGCCCGTCGCCAACTGGCATGTACTGGCCTTGATAGTGAGAGGAATTGTCGAAAAAGTCTTGCTTGCGCTGTGCAAGAAACCCGTCTCTACCAAGACGTGCAATCAATTGATCCCAGAAGCCGATCTCAGCTCTTTGTTTGTCGTTCATAGAGTTCTAACACTTTTTGTCCGACATCATCCCACGAGGGGACTTCGTCGATGTTGGTTGGTGCTAACCACTGTTTTTGTATTGCGCTGTTCAGTTCTCGCTCACTAAACGGGTTTACTACTTCAGAGGAGGGGAGTAATGAAGATCCTCGGTTGAATATCGAGTCTACGACTGGTAAACCACACGCTGCTGCCTCTAGTACTCCGAGTGATTGTCTTTCGCTTGTTGAGGTGCAGATATAGATACTTGAGTTGTGGAGTTCTTCAACGACTTGATGCTCGTCGAGTTTCCCAAGTAACACCGCGCCCTGTTCTTTAAGTGCTTGTGCGTAGACATCCGACTTAATCTCACCAGCGATCACGTATGGGATGTTGAGTGCTTTGCAGGCTTTTGCTGCGTAGATCAGCCCTTTCTCTGGACTGACGCGAGCGAGAGTAATTGCTCGCTTCCCTTCAACTCTCCCACGAGTAAATAGTGCAGTGTCTACCCCGTTTGGGATCACGTGTACAAGCTCTGGGTTGCAGTGTGTTTGTCCGATTAGCTCTTTCTTTTCAGCCTCAGATAAACAGATGACACCAGACGAGAGGTTGATATATCGCTCCATTTCCTTGAATGTAAGCGCGTACTCAAACGGGTAGAAGATTGCTGAGATGAAGTAGGGTTTGTGGTCTTTCAAGCATTGCTCTGCAATTGCCTTCGTCCAGTCAAAGTTGATGTGCATAATGTGCACGGCGTCGTAAGCAACTAGAGAGGGTACAACATACTCGAAACTGCACTCGACCCCGAGCTTGCGTAGCGCATTCATGGTGTTGTCCATTTGAACCATGTCACCACCTTGCCAGAGTGAAGGGTCGCGGTTGAAAAATAGTACTCTCATCGTTTCTCCTTTTGCTTCATAAGTCTCTCAAAATGTTTAACCCACAGATCACCTTTTGCTTGTATTGAGTAGTTGGTTGCGATCTGTTTACGTGCTGCCTCAACAATGTTGTAGCGTAGTTGCGCGTTGTTGATGAGTGCTTCAAACGCATCAATGTATTGCTTCATGCTTCCACAGGTAAAACCTGTCTTACCATTGATCACGCAGTTGTACGGGGTGTCTTGTTGTCCGACGAACGCTGCGCCAACCATACTAGACTCGATCCATTTAATGTTTGACTTGGAATCGTTGAATAAACTGTCTTCAAGTGGTGCAACTGCAATATCCCAGTCGAAGGTGTGTTCGCGTAGAAGTTTAAAGTACTCGTACACATCAGATGACCCAGGTCGCCAGGTGTAGTGTGGGAAGTCTTTTGTGATCATGTCTGGGAAAAGTCCCAAGATCTCGAGTTCTACTTTGTCGTGATACTTTCCAAGGATGAAACTCAGCGCACCCCAGAAGTCAGCGTTGCGATAGATAAAGTCGCCAAGGTGAGTTGATCCGCCAATGTAACCAATCTTGAGTCGTTCTTTTGGTTTTTTCTGAATCGGACCAGTAGGGTAGGTGTCTAGGTCAACGAGGTTTGGAATCACCGTGATGTCGTCTTCTTTCTTTCCGCGAGACTCTTTGAGTTGGTCTTTCAAGTGCCCGTTTGTACAGGTGAGTATCGGTGCGTGTCGCAAAATAGTGAGCATTGCTTGAAACTTTTCGGGCTTATTTTGGTACTCGATCATGACTGGGTTAAACGGCTCGATATGAAAGATGTCGTCGTCAACGTCCATAGAGTGGATGAGTCCATGACGTGCATTTGTTGCCTGAATAAAGGCGTAGGCGATGGCGTGATCTTGATAGGAAGCCTGCAAAATATCAAACGCACTCCCTACTTCTTGCCAGCCGATCTCTGCGGGCTGATTCTCGAGGAATGGGTCGATTGCCCCTTTTCGTGTTTCAACCTTCCAATCGGTGTGGGACTTTACGTAGTTTGCGGGAACGATATTGCGCCACCAGTCTACAGATGCCGTGCGCTCAAACGTTGTGCCATCACCCTTCGGGGCTTTGAAGTGAGTTTCAGAAAACAGAATGCGTGGTTTAGTCATCGAGTTTTTCTCCCTGATGAGCCTTGATAATGTGGGCGAATCGTTTAATTGAGGCGACGTCATTGTGTCGTACTGCGTTGATCATGCGTTGACGCATCTCTTGAGTGAAACCGTCTTCGCGAGCAATCTTGTCGATCTGTTGGTCGCACCAGTCTCGTTGTGACGCGCCTGCGCCTTTGCGCATTTTCCAGAGTTCTTCGAGGTCGTGTCTTCGCGTTGCATCCATGTGTTTAGTGTACAAGTTATATGTGTGTTAATCAACAAGAAACCCCGCCGAAGCGGGGTCGTCTTGTGTCCTTGTGGGGACGGTTAGAACTAGGCTTGTCCTCTAGTTCGTAGGTGTTGAATCCAGTTTGCATTGAGTGCAACACAGGTCCAGCTTCCAGCCCAAGCAATCGTTGAGTAACGATCAGCAGGGTTAGAAGTGTCGTTCTCGTTTGGCATTTTGACAAACAAGCGTGGCTTGTCACCACTCAAGTCAACACATCCGAAGGCTTCTTTGCCGTGGAAGATGTTGTAGTAGGTGGTCACTGAACCTTGGGTAGATGTTTTAGCATTTGTACCGAGTAAGAAGCGAACACCGTAGAGTTCACCGATCTCACCTTTGTACAAGTCTTTCACATCCGAGTATGTCTTGGCGTTGACCCATGTAGAGTCAGCGATCAAGTTGTACTTGGTTTGTGGGACGACTTTACCCATGTAGAAACCGTCAGAGTATCTCATTGCTTTTGCGATCTCGAGTTTGTTTACAACTCGGCGGATCTCATTAGCACTCAAAGTGTCAGATGCGGCGACGTCAGAGACGGTCGTTGCACTTCCACCGAGCAGAGAAGTTCCACCAGACACTAACGCGTCGCGCGTGAGTTCGTCAAAGGTTTCGCCCATGTTTTGGCCGAAAAGTTCGATCTTCTCTTTTGCATTGCGGTCGATGGAGGTTAAGGATAACAGCTTTGAGATCTTGGCCATTGATCCGTACTCAGCCAGCGTCGCAGACACGGTCGCACCAGTGATATCAACTTCAGATGGGTTAGCACCTTCGGTCAATGGTGTAGTAACGGTCGCTAAGGGACTGTAGCGGGTAAAGTAAATGAGCTTACCGCTATTAGCTTGATGGGTTTTTTTCTGCGCACCCTCTTCATATACGCGCATGTTTTCAGCTCTAGCCAAGAATGTACTTTCGTAGAAAGTTTGCATTTCATTGGTAAGAGTCGCGGTCGTTTGTGCCGACATATTAGCTCCTATCAATTAGGAACCGTGCGATTAGTTCGCGTAGCCGAGGCGTTTTTCCATTTCTGCGAGGGAGAGGTCTTTGAAGGCTTTTTTGTTACCAGCAGATGAACCCGTTGGCGTTACGGCCGTCTTCGACATCCCTTTCAGAGTGTTTGACACCCCTGCTTGGGTTCCTTGCCGTCGGCCTTCGTCACGCAATGCCATTAAGTCTTCTACTATTTCGATTACTGAAGCACGAGGGTTTCGTTGGAGTTCTCGCTCTACAACCTTACTGATTCTAGTCGATACCTCTTTATTGAACTGCTTCGAGTCTGGGTTAAGTTCGGGGTACTTTGTTTCAGCCTGTATGGTTTCGTTAGCTATCCGATCAATGTTACGCTCTTTGGCAAGTTCAAGTTGAACAATGCCTTGAGCCCCTTTGACGAGATCTCGTTGAAGATCCTCAATGCGGATCTCTTGCCCTGGTTTGTAGCGAAACTCGGGTAGTGTTGGTCCGTCGTCAAGTTGCGACTGTCCGCGTCGTGACTCAAGCTCTCGTACTCTAGTAGAAAGCTGTTGAAAGCGTTTCTGAGCCCGATGGCTTAGGTTTGTAACGTCCGCACCTTCTTCGCGTGAGCCATTCTCTTCATCCGAGGTCGCAACACCATCAGTTTCGGAGTCTGTTTCATTTGTCGATGGTTCGGTTGTAGTTGACTCTTCTGCTTGGTCAGTTGTTTGCGTGTCAACTGATTCAGCGGTTGCGTCTACTACTGGTTCTTCTGTCGGAGTAACCATAAAGGGTTTGATACTAGCCACTTGATATGACAGGAAGTCAGGCTGCTACTTCATATTTAGTCTAGTTGGATATAGCGGGGTTGTCAAGCGCGGTCGATAACCTTTGGTTGACCGTCTTCAGTAAACCCCACGAGGCGTTTATCTACACCAATGTAAATAGAGTGTCGCACTGGACACGACTTGCACACGAGGTATGGTCCTTGCTGTCGCCATTGATGACCACTAAGTGAAGGACTGAAAGCAAACAACGGGTGATTCGTGTTGATCACCTCACGCTCTGCGTCTAACCAAAACTCTTTGTCCTCATTTGGGGGAAGGTCAGGGACTTCACGCTCTTTCCCTTCAAAGAACCACGCGTCTTGCTCATTTATTTTTGCTTGCCTTTTCGAGGACGAATCCTGCCGTTGATTCGACATAGTCAATAATCGCGTCAAGCTTTTCTTTGACGGTATCTACGACGATTGCTTTCGCTCCAATGGCTTCAAACGAGCTCCCGTTTCCCATTGTTTCGCGCAACGCGTCGTCTAGTTTATTCTTTTGGTCTTGAATGAACTCTTTAATTACTGACCAACCACGAAGGGATACGATGTCTGCAAGTGCGGCTTCATCTGGCTCGGCTCCCGTTTCGTCTCTAATTGCTTCAGTGCGCATGTCTCGTAACTCTTGAAAAGCGGTGAGCGAGTCTGGTGTCATCGCAGTTGTTTTATTGCCCTTCATACGGGATACCTCCGAACATCTGTTCTGCTATTTTGGGTAGTGGTCCGAGATCTGGTGCTTGTGGCACTGGCATTTCTTGCGGCATTGGTTGCTGTGGCATCATCTGCGGTGGTTGCTGATTCATCACTTGTGGCATTTGAGGCGGTGCTTGTGTCCCGTCCATGCCAGGCATCATCTGAGGTGGCATCTGCTCTGGTGGCATTTGCCCGCCCATTGCTGCGGCGAGGTCTTGCGTTTGTTGTGCTTTATCCTCAGCGGTTGCGGTTGCTTGGTCGAGCGGTTTTGCAGGTACGATGATCTTATCGTAGTCTTGTACTCCACTGGTTGCGATCCATTGCTGATACGCCTCAGAGAGCTTGAACTCTTTACCCTCTTGTGCAAACTGCTCGTCGAGTACTTGTTTGTTCTTCACGTACAACTCAATCATTGAAGTGAGTGCTTGGTTTTGTTCAAGCTCAGACACCTTCATTGTAGACCCTGGTACGATCTGATAATCAAACTCGATACCCTCAATCTCTTTACCGTCAACTTTCACTTCGGCCATTCGCCCTGTTTCAGAGGTTTCGAGTAAGTCTTCGACGTCTGGGTAGCGTTTCTTAATCGCTTCAATCTCTTTACCAAACAGTCTCACAGTGAGGTTTTCGTGTGTAGAAGCGTCCTTTGCCACAATGCGTACAAACTTCTTGAAGATCTCTTCGAGTGTTTGCTCCATCATGAAGCGATCCCAGTTGTCGCGCGTGTTCTCACGAGCGGCCTGCATACGGAGTGCTTGTGGTGTACGGCCAAACCCTGGGTCAAAGTCGGCAGTGATCGCCGTGTCAGTTGTCCCCGCGAGATTAAGCAGTGAACCGACCAAGAAAGAGTACGTTGATTGGAATGTGTTAAGTCCTTGTGGAGAGAGTGGGACTGGTACTGGAATCTGACCACTACCGCGACGAATCCACCGTTCACCAGCTCCCATCTTCATACTTGAAGCAACGACACCTTTTGGATCGACAATCATTGGTGGGAAGATAGACATCTTTACACCGTCCAAGTAAAGGTTGATGAGTGAGTCAATTGCTTTCTGTAGTGTTTCGCCACGTTCAAACTCACCGAGTCCCCAGATACTATCCATTGTCGGGAAACAGTATTTTGCTTTAATTGGCAGCTCGTCATCATCGTGTGGGTTATCAATGTCGCGGATAATCAGGTCAAGGTCTGGCATGAAGGTGATCCAGCGATCTTTGCGGTATTCAGTTACAACGAAGCCTTTGTTGTTGTTCTTGTCGCTACGAGCTTGGCTTCCCTCAGAGCGTTCACGCCAGCTACGTTGTTCACTTGGTAGGTCTGTGCGCTCAGTTCCTTGACCAGCCTTGAGTTTCTCGATGACTTTATCAATGTTTTTCCAGCCACCTTCGGTTTGTGGGAGGCTTTCAAACCAGTTGAGGTCTTTCATCATCCCAACGTCAAAACGATAGGACTCTTCGAGAGAGAGTGCGCCTGGCTCTGGATAACACATGCGAATAGGGAGTACCCACATGTCAGGACCAACGTAGTTTTTCTTATACACTCGGTCAACTAATGCAAACGACACACCGTAGATCTGTGAATAAAGATCAAGCAGGCGTTCTTTAACAAGGAGGGGGAACTGTGAGTTTGCGTTAGGAATGACGTATTTTTCAATAATCATGTCCATGAGAGCATTCTTGCCCTTATCGTTCATTGAGATGGCCTGGGAAGTACCGCTCGGGTTTTGAGCCATGACTCTTGCTGCTCGCTCCATTGCGATTGAAGAGATGCGGGGGTCTGAGACTTGGGATCTGTTTTCGTCGATGCTTTTTTGAGACGCGATCTTGCCATAAAACATTTTTTCTTTATCATCCCAAGTACTATCAACCTCAGTGCGCGCATCAACTGAGCCTTGGTAGTTGTCTTTCAGCTCATACAAGAGAGTAGTGTCAGAATCACCGCTAGATGTTTTGACTTTTTTCTCTTCTTTTGCCTCAGCCTTTGGGCTTTCTTCGTTTTTTGTGTTGGGGAGTGTTTTTGCCATATACCTATAGAAACGTTTTGTAATGCGTTCCTGCGGTGTCGGCAGAGCGAACCTGCTCAGAAGTTACAACTACGATACTACTTTTTCTCGAAAGGGTCAACTTTCTTCTGAGGATCAGTGAACCGCTTACGTCGGAAGGTTTGAAAGATCACGTCAGTGATGCCGCCTTCATGCACGCGAAGTGTGAGCGAGATGTTTGCGTAAGGGTTGTTTTGTACCTCTCGTTGAATCTCGAAGAAGGCCTCTTGATTCTTGAGGAAAGACTGAATGATGATGTCTTCTGGTATGAAGTTGTTTGCCATTAGTAGAAGCCTCCGTGAAACAGTTCTTGTTTTGGTAATTGATCCATGAACTCTCGTTCGCCAGATGGCTTCTCTTCACTTTGATACAGTTGCCAGGCGATAGCAAGTGCCATCACGAGGTCGTCATGTGCGCCCTTCTCTGCCTGCGCCTTCCAGCTACTAGACGTTTTAACGACCACGAACTTATACAGCTCGTTGATGGTTGGTTCGTCATAGATCTGCGCGAGTCGTTTGTTGACCATCTCTTTTAAGTCTGAGAGCATTTTTGGACGCGTAGCAGTGTTTGTGTCCCAGCCGTACTTCTTTGGGTCTGGGTTATCTTCTTGGCCCGCACTGCGCATCTTGTACACCGTGAACTTTCCATTGATGTTGAGAGCTGCGAGTCGTTCCATTTCAAACAGCCCACCATTATTACGCTCGTAAGCAATGACTGGGGCGAGTCCTGTCACGTCTGCGATCTTATTGAGTACGGGGTAGAGATCGGTCGTCATCTCTGATGCTACAACCTGTCTGTGATACACGAGTGGTACGTCGAGCTTATCCTTACTAATGAACTGTGTAGCGCACCAGTCTTGACCACCTGCCGCACAGTCTGCGCCCGCAACAAGAAACTCGCCAGGGTTGATGGTGCGGTATTGTCGCCAGTAGTAGTGTGCATCAAACTGCGCTAGAGCCATATTCTGTCTTCTTTGATTGGTTCTTTAATCTGGAATGACGAGATCGATTGGAGGCTGAAGAACGGATCGCCACTGGTGAGAAATGCTTCTTGAGGTGTTTCGGGGTACTCTTGTGGGAAAAGGCGACCCAACTCTTGACGCTTGCCAGCCAAAAACTCGGGGGTGTAAAAGTCGCTTGCTTTATAGAATAGAGGAGTAAACCCCGTCTTTCCCAAGCGCGAGAGATCCCAATAATCAGAAAAGTAATTGAGCCCATTAGCGGTCGTTTCAACAAAAACTTTTCCAGTGGGGACGACTGCCTGGAGTGCGCCCGCCAGAAGCCTTTCGAGATCAGAGTAAAAGGCTGCCTCAGATAGATGCAGGTTGGTGATAGTCTTACTTCTACCGAACTGAGCATCTTTAGCCGTTCCGATAGTGTACTTAGAGTTGAGCGGACCGTTGACGAGTTCGTATCGTGAGTTGTACTTGAGTGGTATTTTGATCTCATACTTTTCCTCAAAAGACTTGATGTAGAACTTCACACGATCAAGTAGCTCGATTGCGTTTTCTGATTCATCTGCGACTACCACTGACCGACTATTCGGTATTAGTAGGAAGTCCATTGTGAACATCGCTAGAATCAGACTCGAAAAACCTTGCTGCCTCGCTTTCAGAATAATCGCTCGCGGTGCGAAGTCCGTCGTGAGAAACCTCGTTTGAATCGGGTTGAGTAGAAACTTGACCTGGTCCCCCGTCTTGCTGATGATCTGTAGTTGGTCCTGAATGAATTGCAGGTACTTCATATTGTTGCCTCAACGATAACAAGAATTGATAGAAGTTGGCTACTTGGTTCTCTGACTCAGGATCGTTCATGTGACCCTTCAGTTTTAGTGCAATCTCAGCGAACTTTGCCCGTGCTCTCCAATCTGCAAACTCACCCTTCTTCGTGATGACGCTTGCTTCTAACCCATCAAATATAACCTCTGCTAGTTTTTCGTCGGTAACACCCGCCTTTTCTAGGTGGTCCGTCATCTGAAGTTTTCTGACATTCTGATATCCGATAGTAGCCGCACTTACACGATCTTTTGTGTCGTAGGCTTGTGCTGCTGCTTCAGTGGCGTTGCCTGTTTGTAGATACACTTGTGCGAAGCGTTTCTCTTTGATGGTTTCTGGTGGTCGTTTTTGGAGGTTAGTTGACATTAGAGTTTACATTACAAAAAAGTTAGTTGACATTTACTTTACATAAACAAAACAAAACAGCCCGATCACGTAGCCTGCCACAAGAGCAATGCCTGCATAACGCCAGTTAAACTTGCCGTCCCACGTCTCGAGTCCGATTGGAAACAACATAAGAATGCACACCGACATTATGGTGAGTAAGAGCATTGGTGCAAAAAAGATAAACTTAATCATGTCGCGGGAGTGGGAGTCGAACCCACCTGTTCTCGGTTATGAGCCGAGCCTGTAACCGCTTCAGGTATCCCGCATAGTTTTCGTAGTCGTTTGTTTAGTAGTGTCAACATTGACCGACGAGGATAGATGGTGATCACCGTCTTTCTACGTTTGTCATACACTACAGGCACAGCCTTGTCATCGAGTAATACTGCAAAGATTGCTTGGTGTGGTTCTTTGCCTTCATGAAGGTAGACTGCTCTGTTAAGCAAAATGTCTTCTGCTATTTTGTGCATCCGTGCTTCGTGAAGCTCTCCGCCGTATCGTTCAACTGACCTCTTCTGAGCGTGTCGAGTTGCTCGAGGTATCTTCATGTTACCGACTATTTTCATTAGTACCCCATTGCCTTTTTCACCTTCTTCAACACACCGCGGATTGTGCCTTTATTCTCGCTTGCATAAAAGACCTGTTCACCCTTCTTTTTACCATACTCTTTTTGCATCGCCTTTTTGATAGTCTTGCCCTTCTTGTTGAGTGGCATATCAGTTCCTTTCGTTATCAGCTACATATATCTGTTCTATCTCGAGTAGTTCGCCTTTTGGTGGAAGTAGTGTGGTTTTGTCGTCGTCTGGGGTTCCCTGAAAGAAAGATTGGCCAACGCGAAGGTTGTGCACCTTTACATTGCGAATGTAGCGTCGAATATTGCCAGCCTCGAGCGTAACTTCATACGTCTTGCCTGTCTTTTTAATTGACGTTACTTGGATTGGTGGTAGCTGACTGAGTGTGGTCATTGTAATAGTTTGTGACAACCTTTTGAGCAAACCATTTCAGCTTCGCAGCCGCAAGAGTATACACGATCATGTCGGTTGGATAACTAAGGTCGCGCACTTTGCTAATGATGCCCGAGAGGTCTGTTGGGTCGCCTTTTTCTTTCAACCCTTTTTGAACCGTTTCGAGTTCAGATGCGAGGGTTTCTCTTGATGCTTCAGTCAGTTCGGGAACGTCTTTGAGTGTTGGCATGAACCCAGTATAGCGAGTTATAACTCTGCTGTCTAGGTAGTGGTAGTTTTACCCGTTATAACTTTCTTTCGAGATGGCCGCTTCTTGGTTGCAACTGTTTCACCCTTCTCGTTTAAAGCGGTGACGGTATATTTGTTTCCTCTTTTATTTGTTGTTTTTGCTTGAGCTCTAAGTTGTTCTCTCATTTTGCGAGCAAGTTGTTGTTTCTTTTCAAGCGCGTTTTTCATTTGAGTATGTACCACAATACGAACGGTCACCCACGCAACGCCACCCCACACAAAGAAGTTCACATATCGAGGGGCTTCAACTGCGCCAAGTTTCCACCACAACACCATTCCCATGAGTAGAGCAAGCATTTGAATAACAAACATGATCTTGCCGACTCTAATGTTGATGTCGAACTCGTGCAGGTATTTTTCCCAAGTCTCGAAATACCGCTCTTTCCAAAACTCTTTTTCCATTTCGAGCAACTCTTCTGTAAGCGTGGGTTTTCTTGATGGCATGATGCCTCCTAGTTGTTTAGTTTAGGCAAGTATCCCTTCTTAGCAGGTAGTTGGTTGTGATATACTGATTTCATGCTCACTAAAACTTCCTTCCATAACTTGATAAAACTGGCTTCGCAGCCTCTAATGCCAAAAGCGGGAAAACCGCCTCGTCCCGATGGTTGTAACGGAAAACAAACTCATCCACGTAACTCTGCAAGTGCTTCGGACTCACCGCATGATGAGTGCCAGACAGAGAGCGTTTTAGCTGACTCCAAAAGCCTTCAATACTGTTAGAGTGGATAATTCCATTCACATACTGACCAATACCATGCTGGATTGTGTGGTGTTCATAGCCATTGTCTTTGACCCGATTGTAGATATTGAACTCATCGCTCATCACGGTCGCACCACGAACTACTGACTCGTTGATAATCGGCTGGATAGTTTTTATCTTGATGTTCTCTACTACCTGGGCTTTTGCTCCGCCCTGACGCTCCACAATGCCAAACACGGGCGTTTTACTATCAGCTCCACGCCCACGCTTACCCTTCTTTTTACCACCGATGTAAGTTTCATCAACTTCCACAATCCCGCCCATTGGGTCACCACTATCCCTAAATAACTTGCGGATTTGTTTTGCCATTCTCCAAGCACACTTGTAGGTAACTCCAAGTTGGCGTTCCAGTTCTTTTGCAGCGACTCCGTTTTTACTAGAGGCGAACAAAAAGATAGCGTGAAACCAGAGAACTAGGGGTGTTGCTGACTTGTGGAATATAGTCCCAGCTAACGGACTGACGGTAAACCCACAGGAGCAATCAAACCGCTTACGACTCTCAATAAGGTAAAAACGGTCTTTATTTCCGCATTGAGGACAAACAGGCTTCTTACCGTATTGTGCCTGGAATATGAACTCTAGGCACTTTCGGTCTGTCCCAAACTCGGCTCGTAGGTGTTTGATGGTGTATTTCATAGGTCAAACT